CCTGCCTATCCTTATAACGTAAAAGGAAGTGCAGACTCTATTATTGATGATTTTGATGATCAGGTAGACGTTATTCCTGTTTCTAATCCTAATGCAGCAACTATGGGCCAAAGGATTATGCAGTACCAGTCTGCTTTGCAGCTTTCAGCACAAGCTCCTCAGCTTTATGACCTACCAGTGCTGCATAGGCAGATGCTGGAAGTATTGGGTATCAGAGATCCAGAGAAGATAGTTCCGGTAGATGATGACCAGAAACCAGAAGATCCGGTTATTGAGAACATGGATATTCTTAATATGGACCCTGTAAAAGCCTTTGAATATCAGGACCATGACTCACATATACAGGTGCATATGTCGATGGCTGAGGACCCGAAGATGCAGGAAATGCTGGCACAATCTCCTACTGCGCAGGCTTCTCAGGCAGCTCTGGCTGCGCATGTTACTGAGCATCTGGCCTTTAAGTACAGAAAACAGATAGAGCAGGAGCTAGGAATAGAGCTTCCGCCTATTGGTATGGAGCTGCCACCAGAGGTTGAATCAAGGCTTTCTTCATTGATTGCTGAGGCAGCAGGACAGTTATTAGGCAAGAATCAGCAACAGGCTCAGGAAGAGAAGAATCAGGAGATGATGGATGATCCTGTATTACAGATGCAAAGAGAAGAGCTTGAGATAGAGCGACAGAAAGTTGAATCCAAATTTGCTGCTGATGAAGCAAAAGCAAAATCTGATGAAGAGAAGCTCATTCTTGAAGCTGAGAAGGCCAAGATGAGGGATGAGCTTGAAAGACTCAAGATCGCAAGCGCTGAACGTATTGCTGGAGCCAAAATAGGCGCAGAGGTAGCAGAACGTCAGGCAGATAGAGATGTTAAAGATAGAAAGATAAGCGCAGATCAGGAAGCCAAGGGCGCAGAAATAGGAAGAAAGATTGCAGATGACCTTATGAGGCCATCGTAAATGGCTGATTTTGTTGACCCAAGGTTTTTAGATTTGTTAAATTCGCGTTTAAACGACACAGAAGAGCATTTGGTAGAAACACTTACTCATGGATCTGTTGAAGACTTTGATAAGTACAATTTGCTCAGAGGAAGAATAGAAGGACTGGAACTTGCAAGACGGGACATCAAAGAGATCGTTGATCAGGTTATGGTAGAGGAATGAATTCGTCCGAAGGACGCAAGGGTACTCCGCTTCCCTTTTTAGGCGGTGCAAAGAGGTAGTCAACAATGGCATTGGCAGAAGTATCTGATATCAAGAAGGAAGGGAATAAAGCAAAACAGCTTCCAGATCCTACTGGATATCATATTTTAGTCGGTTTACCGGAGGTAGAAGAAAAAACTGATGGTGGAATTCTTAAAACAGTGGACTCAGTTCGAGCTGAAGAGGTTTCTTCTATTGTCGGTTTTGTTATTAAGCTCGGTTCTGAATGTTATTCAGACAAAAAACGCTTTCCTAATGGACCTTGGTGCAAAGAAGGAGACTTCATCATTATGAGGCCCTATAGCGGAACCAGAATGATGATTCACGGCAAGGAATTCCGATTGATCAATGATGATACTGTTGAGGCCGTTGTAGAGGACCCAAGAGGAGTAGGTCGTGTCTGAGCAAACACAGCAAATGGAGTTTGAGGATGTTCTTCCAGAGCCTTCTGAGGTTATGAAAGACATTGATTCTCAGGTAGAAGATTTTGAAATTGAGGTTATTGATGACAGACCGGAGGAAGATAGACGGCCTCCTAGAGTCGAAGACCCAAATGACACTTTTGATATTGATGCAGAAATAGAAGGGGTTGATAGCAGCGTAAAAAAACGTATCAACCGCATGAAGTATGAATATCACGAGCAAAGACGGGCCAAAGAAGAGGCAGAAAGAGAAAAATTAGAAGCTATAAACTTTGCCCAATCTCAACAAAGCGAAAACCAAAGGCTTAATAATCTTTTAAGCCGTAGTGAGCAGGCCCTTCTTAGTAGCGTAAGCACCAGAGCTGATGCCGAAATAGCAGCAGCAGAGCAGGCTTATAAGAAAGCCCACGAAGAAAATGATACTGAAGCACTGCTTAATGCACAGAGGAAACTTGCGCAGGCTCAGGCAGATAAATCTTATTTACAGAATTATCAGCCTCAGCAGGCTCAAGAAAACCAAAATCAGCCAGTTAATGGACAAAGCAATGGTCAGGATTATCAACCAGTTAATGGACAAAGTAATGATCAGGATTATCAACAACAACCTCAGTTTGATATTCCTACTCAGAATTGGTTACAGAAAAATCCTTGGTGGAATCAGCCCGGTTATGAGCCAGTGACTGAATTTACTAAAGGATTACATTTAAAATTGTCTGGACAGGGTATAGATTCTTCTAATCCAGATTATTTCAAAAGTATTGAGAAAGAAGTAGGAAATAGATTTCCAGACTTTTTCTCAAATAATCAGGTGTCAAATACAGTTGCATTAAGAAAGCAAAGCTCTACTGTAGTTGCTCCTGCAAAAAGGGGTCAGAAAAATCCTAAAAGGGTGAAGCTGACAGAAAGCGCAGTTAGGGTTGCTAAAAGACTTGGATTGACTCCAGAGCAATATGCAGCACAACTTTACAAGGAGTCAAGATAGTGGATGACAAAAACGCCGCTGAAAAGCAAGACCGTAACCCTCGTTCAAATGAAACCAGAAGTCAGGAAGAACGCAATGAATCTTGGAGTCCACCTTCGATTCTGCCAGAACCAAACCCAATTCCCGGTTACAGATTCAGATGGATACGAACAAATATGGTCGGTCAATCCGACAATACGAATGTATCTATGAAGTTTCGTGAGGGATGGGTCCCGGTTAAGGCAGAGGATCACCCGGAGCTACATGTTATGAATGACCATGACTCTAAGTTTCCGGGGAATATCGAGATTGGTGGATTATTATTATGTAAAGCTCCTGAAGAAGTTGCTCAAGCACGTAATCGTCATTACGAAGACTTGGCTGCGCAGCAGATGCAGAGTGTGGATCAAGGGTTTATGCGTGAAAATGATCCTAGAATGCCGGTATTAAAGCCGGAAAGGACCTCACGTACTACCTTTGGCAGGGGTGGTTCATAAGAACCACATTTTTGACACTTAATTTTTTGAGGAAATAACAATGGCTAGTACAGCTGCCCCTTACGGTGCTAGACCTGTTGGTACAACGAGTGCAAGCGGTTCCTTTACAGGAAAAGTTGTGCATATCAAGATTGCCAGCGCGTATGACACTGCTATTTTTTACGGGGATTTTGTGAAGCTGGTTGCAGCCGGAACGATTGAAAAAGACACCGGCACAACTTCACTAACCTCGGTAGGAATCTTTATGGGATGTTCCTATACGGACCCTAGCTCTAATCAGAAAACATTTAATCAAACATGGCCTGCCTCTACATCGGCTTCCGATGCAGTAGGTTATGTCATTATTGATCCTGATGTTCTGTTTCAGATGCAGGGAGACGGTTCAATTGCTCAGACTGCTTTGGGCGCGAACTTTGCTGTGGTTCAAACAGCAGGTTCAACGACCATTGGAACAAGCAAGAATGCTTGTGATGCGTCTACAGTTGCAACCACTAACACGTTACCTGTAAGGCTTGTTGATTTTGTTGATGGACCAACAAGCTCTGTTGCAGATAGCTATACTGATGTGATCCTGAAATTTAATGCAGGTCATCAAATCAGTAATACAACCGGTATTTAAAGGAGAATCAGCATGGCTATATCAAGAGCACAAATGCTTAAAGAACTCCTACCGGGGCTAAATGCTCTATTTGGGTTGGAGTACGGAAAGTACGAGGACGAGCATCAGGCAATCTATGATACTGAATCTTCTGATCGTTCATTCGAGGAAGAAGTAAAGTTGAGTGGATTCGGCGCTGCTCCAGTGAAGGATGAAGGCAATGCAATCACTTATGATGCAGCGCAGGAAGCCTTTACTGCTCGCTATAACCACGAAACTATTGCGATGGGTTTTGCGATCACAGAGGAAGCAATGGAGGATAATCTCTATGACTCTCTTTCTGGTCGTTACACTAAAGCCTTAGCTCGTGCAATGGCGTATACGAAACAAGTAAAAGCGGTCAACCCGTTAAACAACGGTTTCACCAATAGTTACCAGACAGGTGATGGGGTTAATTTCTTCACCGCGTCTAGTGATGGTGTTACCGGAGGTGACGGACATCCGCGAGTTGATGGCGGTAAAAATGACAACCGTCCTGCCACAGCAGCGGATCTCAATGAGACTTCGCTTGAGGCAGCCGTTGTAACGATTGCCGGATGGAAAGATGAACGCGGTCTGCTAATTGCAGCAAGACCTCGTACATTGATTGTTCCTCCTAACAGCATGTTTGTTGCTACGAGGATTCTTGAGTCAGATGGTCGTCCAAGTACAGCCGACAACGATCTGAATGCAATCAAGTCAAATGGAACTATTCCTAATGGGTATTCCGTGAATCATTATCTAACTGATACTGACTCATGGTATCTCACTACGGATGTGCCAAATGGCATGAAGCATTTTGAGCGTACCGCGCTGGAAACTTCAATGGACGGCGACTTCGATACGGGTAATGTGCGCTATAAAGCGCGTGAGCGTTACTCTTTCGGGGTAAGCGATCCACTTGCAATGTACGGCTCACCGGGAGCGTAAGCAATGGGGGAAAGCGGCTTGTTTTTTTAACTAACTGTGAAATGCCTGTTAATATATTTGCAGGTCGCTTTCCTTTTTCCTGACAGACACATGGTGTGTCTGACACTAGCCAAGACAGGAGAAAGAAATGGCTAATACAACTTTTAACGGCCCAGTTCGGTCCGAAGGCGGATTCGAGCAAATCAGCAAAGCAGCTGGTACGGGCGCTATTACTACCAATCTTGACATAGACTCCAGCGGTAATATCACCACAACGGGCTATGTTTCCTCTTATGCCAACGTCAGCAGCATTACGTCTGCTACTCACAGCGTTGAGTCCACCGATTCGGGTACGGTTTACACGCTAAACCGAGCCGCAGGTATTGTGGTCACGCTGCCAACGGCAGCAGCTGGCCTGAACTACACGTTCATCGTTGGAACCACCTTCACGGGTGCGGGACAAATCAATACGGACAATGCCAGTGACTTGTTCTCTGGTTTTGCTACGATCTTTGATCCGGCAACTGCTACCGATAACAACACCTTCATTCCTGATGCCAGTGATGACGACACCATTGATTTGGGGTCGGCAGCACAGGGCTGGCTTGTGGGTGGCGTGATTCGCTTGGTAGCAACCAGTGCAGCGGTTTGGCATTGCGAGGCTTTCTTGCATGGTGACGGCACATTGGCGACACCGTTTGAGTAACGGCTGATTGTTAACTGGGTGGGGCTTTGCCCCATCCGGTTTTTTAAGGAGATAAAAATGGCTGATACTGTTACAAGCCAAACTATTCAGGATGGAGCAACTCATGTAGTGATGAGCTTTACCAATGTTAGTGATGGCACAGGCGAGTCTGCTGTAAAAAAAGTTGATGTTTCTGCGTTACAAGCAAATCCAGTTACTGGAAGCTCATGCACTGGCGTAGCTATTCAATCAGTCTGGTTTTCTACATTTGGCATGAGCGTAAAACTTTTGTGGGATGCGGATACCGATGTACTGGCACTTCATTTGCCTGCGGATTATTCAGATTCCTTAGATATGAGCGAATTTACTGGATTAAAAAATAATGCGGGAACTGGGGTTACGGGGGACATCATGTTGACAACCGTAGGTCATGATTCAGGAGATGCTTATACTGTAATCCTCAAAATGACCAAGAACTATTAGTAGGAGCTATTTATGGCAAAGCTAGAAATTTTTCAGAATGGAACCTCTTTGCATCCTGACACTATGGGTGATCCGGTTTACCAGATTGGCACTAAAAATGCTGATGGTGAATACGATGTGGTGGTTTTCGAGGCTATGACAGAAAAGCAGGCGAAAGAAAAGCTCAAGGAATTGAAAGGATCAAAGCCTGCGTCAAAGAAATCGTCTTCTAAAAAGAAGGCTTCTTCTGAGAAAAAAGTTTCAAAAAAGAAAAAAAAGGGATAGGAAGTGCCTAAGATGAAAAGTACGTCTGAGGTTGCTGCTGAACTTCTTGCTCATGAGAGAGAATGCTCTATACGTTACGAGGCTATCAAATCTCAATTAGATTCTGGATCAAAAAGATTTGATAAAATTGATAGATGGATTATAGGGCTTTACGTAACCATTGTAGGCTTATCGCTTACTAGCTTTATATACTGATGTACCAGTACAAAGCTAAGATTACTCGAATCATTGATGGCGACACTGTTGATTGTGATATAGACCTTGGCTTTAAGGTGATTTTAGCCAAACAACGTATTCGACTTTATGGCATAGACACTCCTGAATCCCGTACCAGAGACAAGGTTGAGAAGAAATACGGCCTGCTTGCCAAGAAATACCTTGTCGATTTCATTGAAGCAGAGGATTACCAGATCACCCTTGAGACCGCCAAGGGCAGTGGCAGGGGTAAATTCGGGCGTATTCTCGGCAAAATTATCAATAAAGACGGCCAATGTGCCAATGATCTGATGTGTCAGGAGGGCCATGCTGTGCCATATCATGGGCAATCCAAGGAAGATATTGCCGCAGAACATATCGTGAATCGTGAAAAAGTAGATAAATTGTTGAAGTAATGCCTGTTCTAAAAGTTAAAGGCGGGTATAGATGGGGGAGCAAAGGAAAGGTTTATAAGACGAAGGCTCAAGCAGAGCGTCAGGGTAGGGCAGCTTATGCTTCTGGTTACAGGAAAGGGAAAAAGAGGAGTAATAAATGAACAAAGATGTAGAAAATAGAATTATTTCCTGTATGTTTTGGTTAAGCGATCCAAGAAATGGAGCGCAGGTTGAAATTATTTTTGATGAGAATAATGAGGAAATACAAATACAGGCCATAAAATCTATAGCAGTGGTTCATTCTATTCCTATTCATAATTTTATGAATATGCCTATAGAAATTTTTTGCAATCTTTGCCGATCAATTGAGAAAGATGCAAAGGATGCTGCTTAAACTTATTTAAACAGGAGAATTATATGCCAGTTGTAGGAAATAAAAGATTTGACTATACGCCAGAAGGCGAAGCAGCTGCTAAAGCCTATTCAGAATCTTCTGGTATGCCTATACGAAATAATTATCGTGGAGGGGGAAAATTACAGTATTCTGGCGGAGGACAAATGACTGGCACTGTTATTGAAACAGAGCAGGATAGAGTTCAACGAAGGTTTGGATGCTCGTAATAGGAAATATATAGATAAATGGCTACTAGCGGAACATATGATTTTACGCTTGATTTAAGTGATGTTGTTGAAGAGGCGTTTGAAAGGGCTGGTTTAGAGGCTCGGTCAGGATATGACTATAGAACTGCAAGACGTAGCCTTGATCTTATGTTTCTTGAATGGCAGAACAGAGGTTTAAATCTCTGGAGTGTTCAGGAAGGAACGCAGGCTCTTACATCTGGAACAAGTCGCTATTCTTTATCAGGAGATCAGCTAGATATAGTCGAGGCTTTTATAAGGACTGATTCTGGAGACTCATCAAAGCAATCTGATCAGATGCTTACACGCATCTCTATTAGTCAGTATGCTCATTTAACTAATAAGCTAGAACAAAGCAAACCCTTACAGTATTGGATAGAAAAAGACCCTTCCGCTATATCTGTTAATTTATGGCCTGTTCCTGATGATACAGAGACTTATACCTTGGTTTACTACTATATACAGAGGGTAGAAGATACCGGAAATGTTGCTTCTAATAATGCAGATATTCCGGCTAGGTTTTTGCCCTGCATGGTTGCTGGTCTTGCTTATCATGTCAGTGTCAAAAAGCCAGAATCAGCAGATAGAACGGTTCTTTTAAAGCAGATTTATGATGAACAATGGACTCTTGCAACAGATGCTGACAGAGAGAAAGCGTCTTTATTTATAGCTCCGGGCGGTTACTAATGGCTAGTTACGCAAAAGGAAAACATGCTTTTGGTTTCTGTGATCGAACAGGGTTTAGGTATCGTTTAAATGATTTGGTTCCGCAGATTGTTAATGGACGACCTTCAGGTTGGATGGTAGGAAGGGATGTTGTAGATGAAGATCAACCTCAGTTAAGGCTTGGAAGAGTCAGTATGGATGATCCGCAGGCGCTAAGGAATGCGAGGCCCGATAAGGCTCAGGCAGAAAGCAGAAAACTTTATGCATGGGACCCTGTAGGAGGAGGAAATACGGCTTTAGGAAG